TGAACAAGGGCCTCATCACGTCGATGCCCATGGCCTCGAAGAACGACGGCTGGCTCTATGCCAATCAGCGCCTTGACGCGCTTAGCCGGTGCGAGTGGATCGGCGCGAGCCGCGGCCAGATCGACGAGTTGAAGGAAACCCAGGCGGCCGTCCTGCGCATGAACAACAATTTGAGCACGCTCGAAGACGAGCTTGGCAAGTTGGGCAAGGATTATCGCCGGTCCCTGCGCCAGCGTGCGCGCGAACTGGCGCTGATGAAAACGCTCGGCATTTCGATGCCGCCGCCGCCCACCAAGACGACCAATCAGATGAATGCCGCAAGCGGCTCCAAGGGGACGACTTCGAAATGAAGATTAACCCGTTCCTCGCGCAATTCACCGACGAGCCGTCGCTTGTCGCCAAAGGCATGATCGGCCGCTTCGAAGCGAATTTGAATGGCCTGGCGACGCATCCGCGCATCGACGAGATCATGGCCGATCAGATGGGCGCCGACGACACCTATTGGCCGGCGGCCGACGACTGGCGCTCTGCCTATCGCCCGTACATCGTGCAAGACGGCGTGCTGCAAATCCCGATCAAGGGCGTGCTGCTGCATCAGTTCTCGTGGCAACTCGGCAATTGGGCGACCGGCTACGATTACATCTGGCGGGCGTTCAAGCGCGGGATGGCCGATTTCGGCGTGCTCGGCATCGCCCTGGTCGTCGACTCGCCCGGTGGCATGGTCGCTGGCAACTACGACCTGGTCGACAAGATGTTCGCGATGCGTGGCACCAAGCCCGTTCGCGGCTATGCCGATACGTGCGCCTACTCGGCCGCCTACAACATCATCTCGGTTGCCGACCCCAAGGGCGTGATCGTTGACCGGGCCGGCGGTATGGGCTCGATCGGCACGCTGACGATGCATATCGATCAGAGCGGCGCGCTCGATCAGGCCGGTATCAAGGTCACCTACATCTCCTCCCCGAAGGACGGGCACAAGACGGACGGCAATTCGACCGAGCCTCTTGCGGCCGACGTGGAGGACCGCATTCAAGCTCGCCTGGACGAGCTTTACGAGGTTTTCGTGTCTCAGGTGGCACGGAACCGGGGCATGGACGCGCAAGCCATTCGCGACACGAAGGCGCTGACGTTCACCGCAACGCAAGCAGTGTCGAACGGGCTGGCCGATTCCATCGGCTCACTTGACGACTCCGTGGCCGCATTCGTGGCCGACCTTTGCTCAACAGACGACAATGGAGATGACGAAATGTCCGTGAAGGAAAATACGGCGGTCGATCAGGCCGCTATCGATACCGCCCGCAGCGAAGGTTTCGCCGCCGGTAAAGCCGAAGGCGTCACCGAAGGTGCCAAGGCCGAGCAGACGCGGATTTCCGCGATCCTCAATTCCGAGGAAGCCAAGGGCCGCGGCGCGCTCGCCACTCACCTGGCGATGAACACCGACAACACGCCCGAAGCCGCCAAGGGGATTCTCGCCGCCTCGGCGAAGGAAGGCGCTGATGCCGGTGAAAAGCCGTCAGGCTTCGAGGAGGCCATGAATAACGGCCAACAGCCGAACCTCGGCGGCGGCGATCCCGGCGCTTCGTCGGTCTCGGCTTCCGACCGGATTCTGGCCGCCCGCTTCGGCACCCCGAAGGCGAAGTAAGGCTCAGCGAAAACCCCGCAACATAGCGAAAAGAGACAGACAATGACCAATCTTACCAACACTACCGGCGTTATCGGGCTCGCCCGATCGGACTCCGATGCCTACGTGCCCCAGGTTCTACTGCTCGCGGGTTCGTTCCCGATCGAGACCAGCGCCGGCATCCTGCTCGACCAGAGCGCCGACTTTCTCGAATTCAGCCTGGTCGGCCGGATCACCGCGAGCAGCAAGCTCACGCTGTCGAATCCGGGTGCCAGCGACGGTTCGCAGGTTCCGGTTGGCATCACCACGGCACTCGCCAAGGAAGCCGGCGCGGACCAGCCCATCACGTTCTACCGGACGGGCAAGTTCAACTACAACCGCATCAACAAGCACGCCTCGTGGACGCTGGTTTCGTTGCGGATCGCCATGGAGACCAGGGGCAACAGCCTGTTCTTCGACATTCCCGCCACCGCGACGCCGTCCAGCCCGTAACAGGGCTGGACCGACCCTTCAGGTAAATCGCAATTTTCATAAGGATTGACCAATGACCATTTCTCCCCTTCCTACCCGCGACTTGCTGGGGGTCTATCGCGATCCGCGGTTGGCCTCGCCGTCCAACTACTGGCGGAATCTCTGCTTCAATGGCACGCCGCACGTGTCCACCCGGCAGGAAATCATCTTCGAGAAGATCCAGGCCCGTCGCCGGGTCGCGCCGTTCGTGCTGCCGGCCAACACCGGCAAACCGATTTTCACGCGCGAGGGCTCGACCGCAGACCTGTTCAAGCCCGCCTATATCAAAATGAAAGACCCCGTTCTCCCGTCCGAGCAGTTCGATCGCCAGCCGGGCGATCTGTTCACCGATATGCCGCTGACCCCGGCGCAGAACTGGGATAAATCGGTCGCCGACGTCCTGGCGTTTCATCGTGACGCCGTCGATCGTCGCTGGGAATGGATGGCCGCGCAGGCAAGCCTGTATGGTCAAGTGACGGTCGATTATGATAACGGCCCTTCCGTCATCGTCGATTTCGCCCGTGCTGCCGGCCAGACTGTCGTTAAGTCGAGCGGTACCTATTGGGATGTCGATTACGACATTCTCGGCGACATCCAGACTTGGGCCGACATCATGACGGTCGCAGAATTTGGCGGTATTCCGAATCGCCTGACCATCGGCTCGGCGGTGTGGGCGGTGATGCGCAAGAATAAGGGCATCATCGACGAGATGAACGTTCAACGGCGCGGCAACACTCAGACGAACATTCAGACCGGCATCGTTCTCGCGGGCAGCGTGAACGATAACGTCCGGTTCGTCGGCACCGTGGGCGCCGGCATCGACGTCTATGTCTACAGCGACTTCTATCAGGATGCGTCCGGCAACCAGGTCCCGTACATGGATACCCGCGACGCCGTGCTGACGACCTCCGATGTCGGTGGCGTGCCGGCCTTCGGTGCGATCGTGGACATTGCCGCGCTGCTGGTGCCCATGCCCGTTTTCCCGAAGATGTTCCCAGAGAACGATCCTTCGGCGATGATGATCATGACGCAGTCCGCGCCGTTGTTCATCCCCGTCTACCCGAACCGGACTTTCCGCGCTCGGGTGCTTGCCTAGTCTTTCAACTATAAGGTGAGGTAGCTGTCATTAGTTGACGGCTACTTCACTTTCCAGCCTAAGAGGAATTGGGACAATGCGTTGCACAGCCATCAACACGATCCATTACACGGTGCCGGGCGAGAAGGGCATCAAGATTGCACTGCCTGGCGAGAGCTTCGACCTGGACGAAGAGTCGTTTGAGGAATTGGAAAAGTCCAAAGCCGCGATTCGCGAGTTCGACAACCCGATCGTATATCCGGACACCGCGACAATGCTCGCCGCCGGCTACCGGGACGACGGCTTTCTCAAGAACGCTTCGGATTACGGCACGCCGGCATCCGTTGAAGCGATTGCCGCCGCGGCCGTCGCCGACAAAGCCAAGGCCGAGAAGGTTGCCGCTCAGCTTGCGGCAGACGAAGTGGCTGCTGCCGATGCCGCGGCCAAGCTGATCACCGATCAAGCCGCTGCCGACAAGGCCGCTGCCGACAAGGCCGCTGCCGACAAGGCCGCTGCCGACAAGGCCGCTGCCGACAAGGCTGGTGGTGGTAAGAAACAGGCGCCCGACGCGCCTACCGAAGACCACATCGGCTAAGGTCGATGAGCCGCTTTCGAGATATCAAGCGGCAAGCGCGCCGGGACCTGCATGCAAATGCCAGTGTCCCGGCGCTCTACATTCCCACGCCTTCGTCCGATCCGATTCCGGTGACGGTTCGCATATGGGCTCGATGGGCGCCACAAGGCGAGTTGCCCCGGTCTAAAGAGTGGGCGCAGATAGAAGACGTCATTCCGCGCATCCTGTTCATGCGCGACGAGGTCGATATGCCTCGCCGAAACGCGGTTGTGTCCGTGGAAGCTGGCGAAGCATACAGAGTCGATGCCTGCGCTCAGCCCGACGACATCTCAATCATCGCGGACGTCACGGTCCTGACGGCAACCGAGGCAGCGGGCCTACCGCTGCCGAGCGATCCGGACGCCTCCCCGTGATCGAGAGCTACGCCTTGGCGATCGACGGGATTAAGGCGCTGCAAGGTATCGAGCAGCTTCCGGCCAGCATCATCCTGGCGGCGCAACAGGCCGTCAATAAGACGACCGATCGAGCCCGTGCCGAAGCCTCGCGACAAATACGGCTCCAGGTCAATTTCCCCGCCTCATACCTGGCAGACTCCGCTGGTCGCTTGTCCGTGATCAAGCGCGCCAGCAGCGGCGACCTGACATCCATCATTGAGGGCAAGGATCGCCCGACGTCCCTCGCACGCTTCTCCACGGGCTCGCCAGGGCGCGGGCACACGGTCAGCGTCCAGGTGAAGCCCGCTCAGACGGAAGTGCTCAAGCGGGCCTTCCTGCTACGGCTGCGCTCGGGCACGGCCGACCTCGATACGCGATCCAATCTCGGGCTGGCGATCAGACTGAAACCCGGCGAGCGCATCCATAACAAGCACGCCATGATCCAGCTAGCCGGCAACCTGTATCTATTATATGGCCCGAGCGTTTCACAGATCTTCGCAGGAGTCGCGCAAGACATTTCGCCCGACATGGCCGACTTTCTCGACGCCGAATTCAACCGGTTGATGGAGTTGGCCGCATGACTTTCCCGTTCCGACTCCGCGTCCTCATGGCGATCACCGACGCTCTTAAAGAGATCACGCCCACCAACGGTTACATCAATGACTTGTCGGATAAGACGACGGGCCATCTTACCGATGCTTGCGTGTTCAGAGGCCGTAATATCTTCGGCGACAATGACCCGGTGCCCATGGTGTCCATACTGGAGTCGCCGAATCCGCCAGACGGCTTACCGGCGCCCATAGGTGCCGTCGTGGGCCAGTATCCGCTCGATCTGCTGGTTCAAGGCTTCGCGCAGGACGACAAGGAGAACCCGACCGACCCGGCACACGTCCTCATGGCCGACGTGAAGCAGCGGTTGGCGAAAGAGTTGGTTCGTAAGCGCGGGAATCAGCGCGACCCGTTCGGCATGGGCGTCTCGACAGGCAACGCGAACATCATCACGGATATCAAAATCGGGCATGGATTGGTGCGGCCGCCAGACTCTTTGTCGGCCAAAGCCTATTTCTGGCTCACATTATCGGTAGGTCTCGCCGAGAACGTCGAATTGCCCTATGCGTGAGACATAAATCAACCTATTAGTGATAAACAACCCAGGAGTTGAAAATGACTGTGAGCACCGAAAACCTGACCCTCGGCCGAGGCGAGTTGCATTTCTCGCTTTTTAAGCCGGGCACTTTCACGCCCGCTGGCTTCCGCTATCTCGGCAACTCGCCGGATTTCGCCCTGACGATCGCCAGCACCATGTTGAAGCATTACGGTGCCGACCGCGGGATCAAGGAAGAGAATCGCTCGGTTCCGTTGCAGAGCGACCGCTCGGGCAAGCTGACCCTGGACGACATCAGCCTGGACAACATGGCGCTGCAGTTCCAGGGCGCGAAATCGACCATCAGCACGACCGCATCGGCGGGCCACACCGATACATTCGACGCCGTGACCCCAGGCCTGTCGTATCAGATCGGGCTGAGCGATGCGACGCCGGCCGGTGTTCGCAACCTCGGCGTTACGGTCGTGAAGGACGATGCCGGCAGCCCGGTAACCTTCGTGCTGAATACCGACTACACGCTCGACACAGTCCGAGGCACCCTCGCGGTGATCGACGGCGGCGATATCACGGACGGTACGAACGTGGTCGTCACCTACGCCCTGCTGGCCTCGACGGTCGATCAGGTGGTTACGAGCAGCGATGCCGTATTCGGTGCGCTTCAGTATCGCGCATTCAATCCGACCGGCAAGGATATCGACTACTACTTCCCGTACGTGAATGTCAGCCCGAACGGTGACCTGAACCTCAAGGGCGACACCTGGCAGCAGCTTCCGCTGATGGTGGACATCCTCAAGGCGCCCGGCCGGGAGGCGATTTACGCCAACGGCCAGCCCTACACGCCGTAAGCGAGGTCTGTCATGGGACTGAAAGACCTCGTTTTCGAACGACACGTGATTAAGACCTCGGGCGGGGAATTCTCCGTTCGAGGCTTATCACTGGTCGATATCACCTCACTCTTTCACAGCCACCGTGGCGAGCTTACGGCGCTGTTCGAACGCTTCCAGACGTCCGGCGGCAAGAAGGCCATCAGCCTGGACTCGGCATCGGATATCGGCGCGAGCCTGATTCACTCGTCGCCGATGATCGCCGCCGAGGTGATCGCGATTGCGGCTTCGGAGCCCGGCGAATTCGACGAACATGCACTGGCAATCGCGACAGCCTTGCCGCTGCCGTACCAACTCGAAGCGCTCGAAGCGGTCGCCAAGCTCACCTTCACCGCGGATAACCCGCCAAAAAAAGTCCTCGCGGCCATAGTCCGGATAAGCGGCGGGACAGTGGCCGCGATGACGGGCCTGAGAACCTAAAGGAATTCCTATGGGCTGTGCGCCGGCAAGTCAGCCTGCTTCTCGCGAATGGGCATCGGTACGCACAGCACTACCCCGTTGGAATGGTTTGGACTGAAGCCTCGATCGTGGTCACGCGCCAGAATCACGCAATGGCCTCCGAGATGACATTGCTGCAGACGGCAGTGGCTTCGGTGCTCTCGAAAGAAGCCGGAAAGCAGTTCCGCGATCTGGTCAAGAAGTTGAATGAGGATTAGATGGCCGGCGTCCGTCGCGATGTGCAATTGGTTATTAGCGCCAAACAGGACGCTTCCAAGGCCATCGACGCCGTGGCGGCTTCGCTGCTGAATCTATTTGGCGTCCAACAGAAGGTTGAGGACGGCGCCGAGCAGACCACGGACATGCTGAGTAAGCTCGGCTCTTCTCTCGTCACCCTGGACAAGCTCTATACCAGCATCGACGGCGCCGCGAATAAGGCGGCCGATGCATTCGATCGCCAGAATAAGTCGATTGCCGAAAGCCGGGCACAGTACGACGCCGTTCGCTCGCAGGCCGATTCCGCGGCCGCGTCGCTGGCAAACCTCAAGGCGCAGGCCGATAAGGCGTTTGTCGGTCCCCGGCAGAACGGTCTCAAGGATCAAATCAAGCAGGTTGCGGAAGCGCAAAAGCAGTTGGAGGCGCAGGCTGATCGGCTGACCGACTCCATTGCGAAGCAGGAAGCGGCGCTTGGAACTGCCCGCAATATCATGCAGGCGGTCGGCTCGACGGCGCTGGCGGCGGAAGACAGTATCGCCAAGGTGCGGGCCGAGATCGAGCTTGAGACGACCGCTCTGACCGCGCAGACGGCTGCACAGGAAAAGGCTGCCGCGGCACAAGCCCGTTATAACGCCACGTTCGCGCCCGGCCTTGTCAACACGCCAAATTCCGCCGAGCAGTCGGCCGAGATTTTGAGAGTGGCAGCGGCACAGGACGAGGTCACGCAGAAGCTTCGGGAGCAGGAAGCGGCGGCGACTGCGCTTGCTATAGCCGAGGAGAACCAGCGACGCGTTAATGAGGCGCATACGAACGCGGCACCGGCCAACTCTGCGCGCGATTCGGCATCCGTTTTTCAGCAAGCCGAAGCCGAGGCATTGGGTGCTGAAAAGGTGGCGTTGGCACACGCCGACGTTATCCAGAAGCTAAAGGAGCAGGAAGCCGCGAACACGGCTCTTGCCATAGCCGAGGAGAACCAACGGGCCGTCAGCGCGGCGCATGTGAACGACTCGCAGCCCAACTCTGCGCGCGATTCGGCATCCGTTTTTCAGCAGGCCGAAGCCGAGGCATTGGCGGCTGCACAAGCGGAAGAGAAAGTCGCCGCCGCCGCCGCCGACGTTATCCAGAAGCTGAAGGAGCAGGAAGCGGCGACAACCGCACTTGCCATTGCCGAGGAGAACCAGCGCGCGGTGAGCGCTGCACATACGGCCGCGCTGCCGTCAGGCGCAGCGAAAGATTCCGCATCCGTATTTCAAGAGGCCGACGCCCGCAACCAGGTCATCGTCAAACTGCGGGAGCAGGAAGCGGCGACAACCGCACTTGCCATTGCCGAGGAGAACCAGCGCGCGGTGAATTCCGCGAACACCGCGCCGCCTGCGAATAATTCGGCGCAAGAGTCGGCCGCGGCTTTCGAGGAAGCGGCGGCGGCAGAGCGGGCGATGGACGCCGCAGCGGCCGACCTCAAAGCTCAACTCGACCCCGTGGCAGTGATCCAGGCCAAGCTTAATGCCGAACTGAGCGACGCGAGGGCTCTTTATGCCACCGGCCGGATCTCGGTTGAGCAGCTTGCGGCGGCCGAGAAGCTGCTTGAGACGAACGCCAATAACGCCGCTAAGGCGCTCGGCCGGACGTCCCTTGCCAGCGGCACGCAATCGCTGTTCGGGCTCAAGCCCTACGAACTGACCAACCTCGGTTACCAGATTAACGACGTTGTCACGCAGCTAGCGTCCGGCACCAGCATTGCGCAGGTGTTCGCGCAACAGGGTGGGCAGATCCTTCAAATCTTCCCGGCGATCAGCGCTGGCGTGGTAGCGGCGCTGCCATACCTGCTCGCAGCCGGGGCGGCGATCGGGGTCGTGGTAGTAGGATTGAATCGTGCGGCGGATAACGCGCAGCTTGTCCGTGATTTCACGGGGACTCTTTCCGCGTCGGCGGATGGCGCGCATTACCAAGCCGAGGCCCTGGCAGCGGCCGAGAAGGCATTGAATGACTATGGCGTGGCGGCTGCCGACGCCTCGAAAATCATTAAGGGGTTTGTCGCCGATGGCATAAACCCTGACAGGCTTTCACAGTTTATGTTAGCCGCGAAGAATCTGGCCACCGTTCTCGGCAAGGATGTGGTCAGCGCATCCGCGGACGTCGGGACGGCATTCACACATGGCTATGACGCCATCGTGAAACTGGACGACGCGACGAATTTCCTGACGGCCGCGGAGCGCGAGCATATCAAGGCTCTGTTCGATAGCGGACAGGCCGGGGCAGCACGGGCGGCGGCATTCGACATCTTCACAGGCAAGCTCGCAACCGCCGCGCAAAATATGCGAGGGCCGTGGGCCGACGCCACCCTGTCGTTCGGGCGGGCGTGGCACGCCTTCTTGGACGATCTGAGCAACACTGGCCCGATTCAGCACTTGCTTACCACCCTCGATCAGATAGCGGCCGGCTTCAATCGTGTTGCCGATAGACTGAGCGGGAAAACGACGCTCGGAAGTATAGACAGCCAGATCCAGGCGGTCACAGCAAATCTCGACGATCTCAAGTCCAATATAAAGGCTTTCGGCAATCCGCTCGGCATTAAGAGCTACGAACTCGACGACCTCAACGCCCAATTGAAGAAACTTCAGGACGCCCGCGCAAAGTTCGTGGGGGCAGGCGCTGTAGGCACCGACACAACAGGCGCTGCCGGATTCAACGCGCTGCGGGATGCGGCGATTGCCGGCACAGATCCGGCTTTGCAGGGAACCGAGGAGCAAAAGAAGGTCGACGACGCTATCGCCCTGGCAGACCAGCGCCGCATGGACGCCGGCAAGGTGCTCGCCGATCAGGCCCGCTTACTGCTGGCCTACCAGACCGCCTACAATGCTGCCTCGGAAAAAGGCGCCAGCCTTAAGGAAGCGGAGATCAGCGGCAACAACGCCAAACTGATCGAGCAGCGGCAGATTAATCTCGATAACGACGCGACTGTCAGCCGCTTTACCGCGAAGGTTCCCGGCGTCGAAGCCGGCAATGATCCGAACGCGCAGAATCCGGATTCCACCGCCCTTGGGATTGGACAGTTCCTCGACTCCACGTGGCTGGAAACCTTCAAGAAGGACTACGCCACCCAGGCTAAAGGCTTGAGCGACGAAGCGATTCTAGCCCTGCGTGACAATGTCGATGTCAGCAAGGGCATGATCGCGGCTTATGCCAAAGACAACGCGGCGATCCTCACACAGGCAGGCATCGCCATCAGCGAGGCTAACCTGTATCTCGCCCATGCCTTGGGTGCAGGCGGCGCCAAGAAGCTGCTCCAGGCCGACCCCAACACGCCTGCCGATCAACTTTTCGGCGCCGATGTCCTCAACAAAAATAAGAGCATCTTCTTTGACGGCCAGGGGAACGTCCGCAACGCCGGCCAAGTCACGCAGACCTACACGAACCGGTACAATGGGGCGTCGTCAGGTAGCTCGCAGGGCGCGCTGGCGATCAACAAGGCGCAACAGGACTCCCTCGATACACAGACTAAATTCAACGAGAAGATCGACGAGGAGAATCAGAAGCGGGCCACCACGGCCGCGCTGCTGACGACGCAAGCGGGGCTTGAGACCACGAAGCTGCTCGCCGCGCAACGCGAAGAGGCCATCCAACAGGCCATCGCCGAGGCAGAGCGCGAGGTCCAAAAGATCAATGTCGACCTGGTCGCGAAGGGCGAACAGAAAATTGCTTTGTCGCAAGCCGAAA